TTCAGATAATGAATGGAATCAGGGCATAAACTACTAGTACTAATATTTATTAAAAAAGTATTATATGGACACAAAAACACTTGTAAAAGCACTTAAAACAGCCGTACGTGAGGTTGTAAAAGAAGAATTAACTGAAATTCTTCGAGAAGGCTTACAATCTACTATTGCGGAAATAAAACAACCGCAAACAAAAAGACAAGCGGCGGCACCACCTGTGCCAAAGCGTAAGACAGTTCAATTTTCTGAAAATAAATGGGCTTCAGTTCTTAATGAAACAGACGCATTAACTGAATCTCAACCGTTAGCTATGAATAGCTTTCGAGATGAATTGAATGAAAGTATGCAAGAAATTCGAATGACATCAAAAGATGCTGTTAACTTTGGTGCAATGAGACAAACAATGAAAGAAGCAATTGGTGCAGCACCCGTTGCTCCTAAAATAATGGAAGATCCTGAGACTGGTAAAACATTTGAAGTACCAGTTGAAGTACAACAAGCCATGACACGAGATTATTCTGCTTTAATGAAAGCAATGAATAAGAAGCGAGGTAATTAATGCCATATCAATTAATATCAATAGAAGACGAATTAGCAATACCAGGCCCGATACTTGGTATTTCATATCAATCTGTTAATTCAGAACAAATATTCCAACCTATTTATATTACATTAGATCAAGCTTTAGAAAATTTAAAAACATTGTTATTAACGAGAATTGGAGAAAGATACGCGCAACCAGATTTTGGCACATTCTTATTAAACGTTATATTTCAACCAATTGATGAAAATTTAAAAGAACAAATTAGCGATTTAATTATTCCGCAAGTATCTAAATTTTTGCCATATATAACTATTAGCAATATTGATGTTATAACTCAACAAGATGATCCAATATTAGATTATTTAATTACTATTAAAATTACATTTTTTGTTGATTCATTAATTGAAACTCCTAATACTATTACAATTTCAACAACTGAAAATGGTGCATTGCTAGTTGAATAAGAACAAGGAAAAAAATGGAAATTAAAAAAGATGTTTCATATTTAGGAAAAGATTTTGGCCAATTCAAGAAAAATTTAATTGACTTTGCTAAACAATATTTTCCTGCATCATATACTGATTTTAATCAATCATCGCCGGGAACTTTATTTATAGAAATGGCAGCGTATGTAGGCGATGTATTATCATATTATGCTGATAACAATTTAAAAGAATCGTTATTAGAACAAGCATCTGAACGAGGTAATATATATGATTTAGCTCGAGCATTAGGTTATCGTCCATTAAATGTAGTTCCTGCTCATACTACATTAAATGTATTCCAATTAGTTCCAGCTATAGGCTCTGGAGCAAACGTTGGACCTGATTTTACGTATGCGTTATCAATTAAACCTGGTATGCGAGCTAAACAAAAAAACGGTACTGCTGTTTTTAGAACACTTGATACGGTAGATTTTTCTTTTTCATCATCATATGACCCAACTGAAATAACGGTATATGAAAGTAATCCAACTACATTACAGCCGACATATTATTTACTAAAAAAACAAATAAACGCAGTATCAGGAGATGTAAAAACAGCAACATTTTCTTTTAATACGCCAGTTGCTTATGATAAAATAGTTTTACCTGAAACTAATATAATAGAAATTATTTCAGTTACAGAATCAGATGGAGATAATTGGTATGAAGTTCCATATTTAGCACAAGATACTATATTTGAAGCTGTACCTAATCTTGCAGAAAATGATCCGGATTTATCGATATATCGTTCTTCGTCGCCTAGTTTATTAAAATTGCGCAAAACTGCAAAACGATATATTACTAGATTGCGAAGTGATAATCGTTTAGAATTACAATTTGGTTCTGGCATTTCTGATAATAATGATGAAGAACTTGTTCCTAATCCTACAAATGTTGGAAATGGATTGAGTGCATTTCGACGATCGGTAGATGTTGACATTGATCCGTCAAATTTTTTATATACTAGAACATACGGACAAGCGCCGGCTAATACAACATTAACAATTACATATACAATTGGTAATGGAATTTCTGATAATGTATCGGCTGGAGTACTATCTGTAATTGATTTTATCGAATATGATGAAGATATTAATTCAACAGCTAATGCAACTGTAACTAATTTTATTAAAAATACTATAGCTGTATCAAATCCTAATCCAGCAACAGGAGCAAAAACTGCAGACACGTTGCAAGATATAAAAAATAATGCAATGTCTAATTTTGCAACACAAAATCGTTTAGTAACTAGAGATGATTATATTATACGAGCATATTCAATGCCAGCTAAATATGGAAGTGTTGCTAAAGCATATATCGTTCCAGACGATCAAATTGCACAATCAGATTATCAAGGAACTAGAATTCCTAATCCATTAGCAATGAATTTATACGTATTAGGATATAATCAATCTAAACAACTAATTTCATTAAATGATGCAGTTAAAACTAACTTACAAACTTATTTAGATTATTATAGAATATTAACTGATGCTGTAAATGTAAAAGATGCATTTATTATTAATATAGGATTAGATTTTGAAATTTCAGTTCTTAGTAATTATAATAGCAATGAAGTTTTATTAAATTGTATTAATGTATTGAAAGATTTCTTTAATACAGATCGTTGGCAAATTAATCAACCAATTGTATTATCAGATGTATTTGGCGTATTAATCAATGTAAAAGGAGTGCAGTCTGTTGTTAAAGTTAATTTTAAAAACTTATATGATTCAGATTTAGGATATTCTGGTAATGTATATGATTTAAATGCTGCGACTAAAAATAGTGTAATTTATCCATCATTAGATCCTAGTATATTTGAAGTTAAATTTCCAAATCAAGATATTAGGGGTCGAGTTGTAAATTATTAAGGATATAAATGTTTAGAATATTTTATGCAGAACAAGATGCTACATTATATGAATCAGCACCGGAATATAATACTGGATTAGATGAAGTATTAGAAATTGGAAAACGATTAAGTACTAGTGGGTCAAATTATTTAAAATCTAGAAGTGTTATTAAATTTGATATGACTGAAATTTCGGCATCATTATCAAAATATGGAAAAACTGTTAATGATTGTAAATTTACATTACAATTATATACATCAGATGCTAAAGCATTGCCAGCTTCATATACAGTAACCGCAAAAATGGTTGGCCAATCATGGATTAACGGCACTGGTTATTTATCTAGTTTAACTAATAATGGCGTTTCATGGACAGGACCAAATAGTGGCTCAGCTTGGATCTCAGGTAGTCAATATGAAAAAATTGGGTCTAGTAATTTATATATTTCAGGATCTGGTTCTGGCGGTAACTATTTATATTATTCTGGTTCTGGCACAATTCCTACATTGCAAGTTTCTGAATCATTTTCATATCGAACTACCGATGTAAATTTAATTGTAACTGAACCTATGAAAATTTGGTTATCTGGAAGTGATGGAAATACTATTCCTAATTATGGATTCTTATTACAATTTTCAGATTCCGATGAAGATAATGCAAATGTGCATGGTTACGTAAGATTTTTTAGTAGAGATACCCATACAATTTATGTTCCTAAAATTACAATGTATTGGGATGATGCAACATATAGCTCTGGTAGTTTATCTTCAATAAATTTAGAATCATATTCAACATATACAACAATTAAACCAACATATAAAGATACAGAAATTGCAAAAGTTAGAATTTATGCTAGAGACAAGTATCCTAGAAAATCTCCTACGAATGTATTCCCATATGAAACTATAAAGGTTTTACCAAGCACTACTTATTATTCAGTTGTCGATGCAGCTACAGATGAAGTCATAATTCCATTTGATGATATTTATACTAAAGTAAGTTGCGATAGTACTAGTAATTTTATTTATTTAGATTTTAATGGTTTTATGCCAGAACGAACATATCGTTTACAATTAAAAATCGTAGATGGAATTATAGAACAATATCTCGATGATCAAATATATTTTAAAGTAGTTAGATAATGGCAAAAGAACAAATTAATAAAGTCGATTCGATATCAAACGAAAAAAATGCTATATATCAAAAAAAAGGCATAACATACGTTTCAAATATTCCGACAGTAAATGTTCGGGATGAAGCTGGTAACATTCAATTTAAAGAAGATGGACCTAATAGTATTGTTATCATTGAGCCAATATCAACAAGAATTACAACTAAATCTGTAATTAAAATATTAGATACCCAGTTTAATTATTTTAAATTTCCTGCTCGTACAACGATTGTAGAAGAAGAGCCATTAGATTTAGATTTAGATATAGATTTAAATATACAAGATCAGATTAATGAAGCTGTAGCTGCTGATGTTACTCCGCCACTTCCATCTGAATATAAACCATCTTCTGATCAGAGAATTCCATTAGGCGATTGGGGCAATCCTTCAATTATTAATTTTTCTACAGTTATAACAGGTCCGGCACAACTTAAACCTAATAGTTTAGTAGTTACGCAAGAACTTTTAGATCAATTAAATGCATTAAAAACAGATACCGACACTCCGATATTACGAATAACTGGCCGTATTAAAACTAGATATAATGATACACGTAGATCAGCTATAGGATTTTCTATAGGCTTTGCAACGAGTGCTATTAGATTTACAATGGATGCACCTGCAGATGATATAGTAAATAATGGTGATGATATTGTAAAGGCAAAAAGAGAAGGTGTTTATACTACGAATATTGACACTAGTGCTGGCTTATCAGATTTATATATAGGCCAAGAACTACAAATAAGAGGGTGGGCAGAAGATAGTAAAAATAAACGCAATCACACAGTAATAGCAAATGATAGTTATATCAAATTTGAAGCTGAGATAAAATAAAAATGTTAACACAATATAAAAACATTGAAGAAATTAAAACGAATAAAGGTGCAGTGTCAGCTGAACGAATAACTCGTACAAAAAAAGAATTTTTTTCTTATGATGCACAAGAAACATATTTTGCTAATACGGAAATTTTAAATGTTACAGATAATTCTAGATTAGAATTTCATGTATATTCTGGAGATAGTTGGATTACTAGTAATCATAAAATTAATTTTCAAACTAATATTCCTCCAACATTACGCGATAAACGACAAAAACTTATTAATGTAAACTCACCAATAGGAATTGATGTTTATAATGAATTACAATCTTTAAAATTATCTAGTGGCAATTTTAAATTTGTTATCAATTTCTTTAAAAATTTAATTGGTAGCTATGAACGTCAACATTTAAGAATTGATGAAATTTCTCCAGATCGTACGGAGATAAGATTACGTGCAATTGATGCAGATGACCCGGAATTTCTTCAACAAATAACAAATTATATAGAAACTGTTAATCAAACGAATTCTATATTTTATAAAAATTATTTACTAAATTTTAGTAGAAATCAAAACGTATTATTTGTTAATAGTGTTGTTATTGGTGAGTATTTATATGTAAAACTTTATGAACCATTACCAGATCAATATCAAATAGATTTTAAATGTTGGGTAGTAGAAGAACAAAAAAACCCATATGTTGATAACGTTTCAATATTACCAAAAAGTGTAAAAAAACAGTTTAATACATTAGCTGGACCGAATTGGCAAGCTAATTATTCATATGATACATCTACAGAAACAAGTTTAAAATCTTGGACTGATATTTTAGGTTCGTCAACTCAAACATCTCAACAAATTGTTGATACATATTTTTCTGGTAGTTTAGGGGCAATTAAACTTAATATTGATTATTCTGATTTTAATAATTTTATATTTTATAGTTCGGCAACTGAACGTTTAGATAATTTTAAATATAAACTAGAATTAGTTGAATATTATACTTCTCAAAGTAATTATGTTTCTACATTATCGGGAAGTGTTGCTACAACAAATGCTACAGATTTTAATTTATTAAAAAATAATTTAATCGGCGGATTTGATGAATTTGAAAAGTATTTATATTATGAATCTTCATCAAAATTATCAACATACAACATACCAGTAATTAATGCAAATGTATCAGAATTAACGGGTAGTTATATAATACCTACTCCTAAATTAAATTCTACTAGACCATATACATTATATCCTGTTTCTAGTTTAGAATTTAAACAATGGTATAACGGTATATATACATCTGCATCATTATATGATTCATTAAATTTAAATTCATTAATATATACTATTCCAGAATACATTAGATTTAATTCAGATAATGCAAGTTTAATAACATTTACAAATATGTTAGGTCAGCATTTTGATATATTATACACATATATCAATAACATGACTAAAATTAATAATAGAGAAGAAAATCCAAAAATAGGTATGCCAAATGAATTGTTATATTCGGTAGCAAAACAATTTGGTTGGAATTTAACGAATGGTCATCAATCGGCTGATTTATGGGAGTATGTTTTAGGAACGAATGAAAATGGAACTCCATATACAGGTTCATTGTCAATTGGTGACCCAGCTGTTTCTAAACAAAATATGACATATACCATATGGCGTCGTATTGTTAACAATTTACCATTACTTTTAAAAAGTAAAGGTACTAAACGAAGTATTTATGCGTTATTAGCTTGTTATGGAATTCCTAAATCATTTATAACAGTTAAAGAATATGGAGGTCCTCGAATTGAAAGAGCTCCAATATATGAAAAATTAAATTTTAATTATGCATTAAATACGAGTGGTAGTACTACCGGTAGACTTGATATAAAAAATATCGGAGCTGGCAGATCGGTAAATTCGGTTGAATTGCGATTTAGAGTTCCAAATGTTGCTGTATATCCAACAGTACCTAGCAAAATGCTTTTATATACTATAGAATCAAATCATTCAATTGGTTTAGAATTTACTAGCGGAAATAAAGGCGTTATGCAATTAAATGGTACTAGCTCTGGCGAATTTGAATTGTATAATGGCGACTGGATTTCTACATTATTACGAGAATCTGGTTCTAGTGTCGAATTGATAGCTAAACGCTCAAAATATGGAAAAATTATATCACAAGTATCAGCATCAGATATTGGTGTTATAAATAATTCTGGAAATTTGATTATAGGAAGTTCTAGTGCACAATATGGTTCTAGATTTCAAGGACAGATTCAAGAATTAAGATTTTGGTCATCTAGTTTAACTGATCAAGCCTTTAATAATCACGTAAAAGCACCTGGTGCGTATAATAATGATGGATCGACTTTTGATGTATATGATGATTTAATTTTTAGATTACCATTAAATCAAAATACAACATTATCATTAGTTGCAACTTCTAGTTTTTCTGGATCGCAACCTAATGCAGCATCATTACCTACAGCATCATTATATTCATGGGCATCAACATTGCCATGGCAAGATGTTGAAGAAACGTATTATTTTGATGCTCCATCAATTGGAGGTGGTACATATGATGATAATAAAATACGTTTAGAATCAAATCAGTTAGTTGGAACTTTAGATGTTAAATCTAGAGCCGAACGTAGTCAATATGATAAAGCTCCATTAGATTCAAATCGTTTAGGTGTGTATTTTTCGCCACAATCAATGATCGATGAAGATATTATTGCACAATTAGGATTTGAAGATTTTGATCAATATATAGGTGATCCAGGATCAGTTAATGATAAATCATACCCAGATCTTATAAGAATTGCAGAAAGCTATTGGAAAAAATATCAAACAAAAAATGATATTAATTCATATATTAGTATGTTTACATTGTTTGATTTATCATTTTTCAAACAACTAGAACAATTATTACCAGCTCGTGCAGATAAAGTTACTGGTATTTTAATTCAACCAAATTTATTGGAACGAAGTAAAGATACTATTCTACCTAAAATTGAACGATATGTTTCTAATTATGATTCTGTAATATATAATGTTGCTCCAACTGCTAGTTCAATGTATTTAAATTATAACGGACAAATTGATGGAAAAATATTAACTATAACAGGACAAGATGATGATCAATGGCAAGCATATTTAACTGCATCTACATCAGAAAAATATGATAGTACGCCATATTCATATGAATACGTATTTCGTTCTGGCAGTGGGTGGATTACTGGATCAACACCGTATTGGTTAAGTAATGCAGTTCAACCTATATATTTAGATGCAATTTCATCAGCAGCAAAATTAGTACAAGGAACTGAAATATTTTCTACCGGTAGTGGTGGATTTGGTATTGTTGGTTCATATGGTACTGGCGTATATGGAACAAGTGTATATTATTATGATCCTGTTGGTCCTAGTTGGACAGGAACATTAGCACAAGTACAAGATTATTTACCAACAGGAATTAATAATCAAAGATATGCAGGAAGTAAACTTACATCTCCTGCATTTAATATTAATTCTACAGAAACTATAGATGGCGGTCCAGTTGTCGAATGGCGAACTGCTAATGGTAATCAATTGATATATCAGCAATATAACAATCAAGGAAGTTTTGTATTACAATAAATCTAAAAATGTACAATATGTATATTTATATTAAATAAGGTTAAAAACTATGGGATATTTAGACAATTCTAGTGTAACAGTTGATGCAATTCTAACGTTAAAAGGACGTGAACTTTTAGCAAAAGGAGGCAGTGCATTTAATATTACACAATTTGCAGTCGGAGATGATGAAGTTGATTATTCATTATGGAATCCAGACCACCCACTTGGTACTGCATATTATGGCGTAATTATAGAAAATATGCCTATCACGGAAGCAATTCCAGATGAAACGCAAGCACTAAAATATAAATTAGTAACATTGCCAAAACAAACAACAAATATTCCGGTTGTTAATGTCGGAAATACTTCTATTACATTAGCAGCTCCAGGTAATAGTGCTGTTATTGCTCCAAATACTAGTAATTTCCAAGGCGGTAATTCAACGTTAGGATACACAGCAATTCTTTCTGATTCGACAGTTGCTGATATACAAGTTGTACGAGCTTTACAAAATTCAGTTCTTCCAACAACTCCTAGATTTATTGGAGATAATGAAGATGCTCAAAGTGTTGCAGTAGCTGGCTTTGAATTCCGTATTGTTGCTAAAACACAAATGTTAGCAGATAAAACTGCAACTATTTCAATTATTGGAAATGAAACAGGCGGAAGTGTTACTATTAATTTAACAGTTAAAAAAGTAACAACTGCTACTGCTAATGTATAAAAAGGTATAATATGAAAATGAACAATTTCATTAAATTATTAAAACAACAACCGCGTCAAGGGGTACTTCCTAGAAATGAGTCTAGAATTCCACCGTCTCCACCGTCTCCACCGCCTCCACCGCCACCTGGCGCTGCGGGTGCGGCAGGCACTGCTATAATCAATGAACAAGTTAGAAACTTAGCTCAACAATTGGCTAATCAAATTGTTGCAGAACGAGATCAAGCACAAATTTTGGCAAGAAATGGTCGCGTATTTACAAAATTTGATCCAGTTAATGATATTATATCTAATCAAACTGAAGTAGTAACTGCAGGATTATGGAGTGATAATTTAGCAAGTTTAACAACTTATTTTACCGCATCAACCCAAACAAATGCACAACGTACATATTATATTAATGTATATCAAGAAACGCCTAGTGCTGAGGGTGCTGCTATTCAATATTCTTTAGCATTTGGTCATGCATTAGGTAGTGGTTCTAATTCACAAGGACAACTAAATGATTCTCCAAGTAAAGCAATATATTCTCAATATCGTCAGTTATTATTGAATCCTAGTGATTCTCGTTTTACAACAGCTGGCTCTGGTAGTACTGATTATGTATATGTAATTAATTTTAAACGTGATAGAATTAAAGAACGATTAGATGCAGGTAATTGGGAATTGCCATTAACATATGTAACATCTAGATCTGTTAATGCAACTGGATCTGTTTCAGTTACTGGTAGTACTATTATTAAATTGATTGATGATTCTACAATTGCATCTGCAACTGTTGGTAGTTCTGGTAAAGTATATAATATTGTATCAGGTTCTATTAACAATGGCGTTCATAATTCAACTGCGCCTGTATATTATGGATTAGCATATCCAGATTATGGCACATTGATTTTAGATGGAAAAATGTTAGATCAAAAATTAAATTTTTCAACCAATGTTTCATCTAGTTCAGAAGGAAATAATCATTTTGTATTATTCCATTCAATTTCTGGTTCAGGAGTATATACAGACCCATCAACATCTGATACATATGGTTTCCAAGCTCGTAATTCTGAAAAAGTGACTAGTACACATTATTTTGTAAGAATTAAAAATGCAGAATATAATTTTTCTAATAACCCATCATATGTAACTGGTTCAGTTGGACAATTGTCACAAACAACATTTGTTGGCGATCCTAAAACATATATTACGACTGTTGGATTGTATAATGATAGTCAAGAATTATTAGCAGTTGCTAAACTTTCTCAACCATTATTGAAATCATTCCAAAGAGAAGCTCTTATACGAGTTAAATTAGATTTCTAAAATAACATAGATTTAAGCCCTGTTATATTTATATTAAATGTAGCAGGGTTTTTACTATCATGTCAATAATTAACGTACAAAATAAAACGCAATCAACATACGATGGAGCTAATCCTACTGTATTTAAAAAAATTGATGTATCAGATGTACGAATGAATTCATTTCAAGCGTATAAAAAATGGATAATATTATCTGGTAGTGTTACAAGTAGTGCTTTACCATTACATGGTGTTTATTCAAATATTTTACCAGCATTAGAAACTGAGTTAACATTTAACGATGCTTCCAATATTGACGGTAGTTTGCAAACTGTAACATATTATTCAATTAATCATTTTTTTTATAAAAATAAAAAAGATCCTACATTAACATATGGTCCAACTGATTTAACTAAAACATCAAAATTTTTATATCAGTCAGCTTCAATCTTATCAATACCGCAATCTAAAATTGGTGATGGAATCAAAGCAACATCATTTTCGTTTACTTCATCTGTTTCTGGATCATATGCTTCTGACAGATATGGTAATATTTATGATTCTGCATTTTCTACTTCTTCTATAGTTTCTGGTATTAAATTTTATGAAGGATTTAATGAATATTTTGATACTAGTAGAATTCAATATAATAATTGGACAAACATAACGTTTACGCCAGGTGTTATTACTACAACAGGTCAACAACGTTCTTTAGGATTAGCAGCTAAATTTGATGGTAATGGATATTTACAATCTACATTAGATGGTTATTATAATAGAAATAATGATTATGCAATTTCATTTTTTATATCTGCGTCAAATTCCGGTACAGCCAATCAATTAATTGCAACAAAAGCAGAATTATCAAATAATCCTACATATCCATTTAAAATAGAATTAACGCCTGCAGATCAAATATTATTTACCGTTGCTGGTTCTACAACATTTACGTCGTTTATTAGTTCATCTACTGCAGTTACTAGTTCTTGGAATCATGTTGTTTGCCAAAAAACTGGTAGTAATATGCAAATATATGTTAATGGAACTTTGCAATCTCAACAATCAAGTACGTTGTTATTCGATCCAATGTCTCCGTTTACTGCATCTGCTCGTATAGATAATACATATCCATTATCTATAGGTGGATACAATGCTACTAGTTCTAATTTAACTGGATATTTAGATGAATTTAGAATTTATAATAAAGCTCTTACAACATCGCAGATAAGTTCATTAGGCGACCTTACAGAAGGCGGTACGGCGCTTCAAACACGCAATGTAGGAAATGTATTTAGCAAACAAGGTATTATTGTTTTTTCAAGTCTAGATTATCGTGTAAATAATATTTTAAAAACGCCATATACTGCATCATATCGAAGTTCTGTAACTATCAATGAATTAAGTGTATTAACAAAATTAGATGCAGGCGATTTTAATATGTCAACTAATGTAACATTGACACAGGATAACGATCAAACATATTATTCGTTCGTATCAGGTAGCGATTTTGCACCATATATAACTACAATTGGTTTGTATAATGATTTTGGTCAATTATTGGCTATTGGAAAATTAGCACAACCAATTAAAAAACGTAGTGATGTAGATATGAATTTTTTAATACGTTTAGATTTAGATAAAAATATTATTTTTAAAGGATAATGATGATACGATTAAAACAACTTCTTCAAGAAATGTCTGAACGAGATTTAAATCGTTGTTTAGATAAAATACGCAATAAACAGTTTCGTTTAATTGGAGCTGGCGATAATGGACGAGTTTATGAAATAGACGGCGAAGATAAAACGTTTAAAATTACTAAAGAACAAGATGAATATGAAGTTGCTGATATCATTGTAAATCGTTACAATGAATTTACAACGTTTATTCCAGTATATTATGTTGATGGTAACAACATGTACATAATGGCAAATGCTTCAGAATTGCCTGTACGTATTAAAAAGGCAATTGATATGTTTATGCAAGATTTTGCTAGTTTTGCTCGAGATGAAGGTGGAGAAGTTTCTATTTTTGATTTTATTGAAGAAACTGATAATTTAGATCCGATATTAGATAATTTTTTAAATGCATTACGTGAAGATATTTCAAAACTAAATATTGCAGAATTTAATTTAGATATAGATTTTCGATCGGAGAATATCATGCTGTGGAATGGAAAAATGGTAATGGTTGATTGGTGATACATATTTATATAAAATTGGATTATAATGAATAGCAATATATTAGAATATATAATTAAATCAGTTTTATTAGAAGATCGAATTGTCGCAAAAACCGGTGATAGGATAGATAATAAAAATTATTCACAATTACTAGCTGCAGGTGCTAAACATGCTTTTACTGTTTTAGTTAAAGGAGTATCTAGTAAAAATAAAATCTTATCATATGCACAACGTGCAATTGCAAAAAGTTTTTCGGAAAATTTAGAAAGAAAAATTAGCGTTGGCGAACAGAGTACGTTTGCAAATGGAAAATTCGTATATATTATTTCAGATCCTAAAGGAATAGATAAACAAAATTTAATAGTAGCTATATTTAATAATCCTGGTATTCTAACTAAAACACAAACAGAAAAAGAAAAAGAACGAAAAGCAAAAGACGCTGAATCGATTATTAATCCAGACGCTTCTGATGTATCTGGCAGTCAAGATGAAAAAGAGGTTAAATTAACAACCCCAATTCTAACATTGTTTATTGGCGAATCTCCATTAATAACACTTTCTAATTATAACAAAGCAATTGATCAATTAAATTTATCTTCCAATATTTCTTCTAATATTTCATCATTGTTTAAAACAATATCAACCGATAAAGATGATGATAAAAAAAGTATGTATCCATTTGATTGGAAAGTGCAATATAAAGATAATCTTGCGCAAGAATATGGGCCATTAACTATTACATGGCGCGTATTTACAACTACGCAAAATAATCTTGTTTATATTAAATCTGGCAATAGTTGGTTTTCTTGCAAAAAATCATTATTTGAAAAAGAATATAAAAGATTAGATTCTGGAGATTTATTTAATAATCGCGAAACTAATATTGATATCATAAATGAATTAAACAAACAATATTCTGGATCTGATTATCCGATAATATCTCGAGATAAATTTGAGAATATACCTACAGATGTGACTACATTAATTAATAAACCTGAGCCAACTATTATAGAACCATCACTTACTCAGATGACAACGCAAACTCAATCAGATAATTCTGCAGATACTAAACCAAAAACACCGGCAGATGGTTATCCGTTTACATATAAAACTCAGGATGGCCATACCTTTCCGGGTAAAGAATATATCGTGTATACAATGTCGCCTACTGATGATTATGTTTATTTTAAAGTTGATAATAAATGGTACTTTTTTGGTAAACGAGAATTTGAACAAAATGAATTTTATAAAAAGTTGTTTCAATATATCGACCGCGAGCAAATAGGTCCAGGTAAAGGATTACGTGCATTAAACCAAGCTGGTATTAAAAATGTTGAAACTAAATTTGGATTGAGTACAAGCAATACGCAAACGCAAGGAGATCAAACTCCAAAACCAACACCACCCCCGCCGAAACCAGAATCTAAAGAATATAAAGCTGGTGATCTATTAAAATTTAAAGATCCTGCCGGAAAACAAATACCAGTATATAAATTAGAGAAAAATGGTTATAAACAAATAAAAAAAGACGGTAAGCCTCAGGTATGGACTATTTCTTCTGATTGGAAAACTAATAAAACTGAACAATTAAGATATATAAAATCATCATCTGATAAACAATGGTATCAAGTAAAAACGTCATCTGGTACAAATTTTTGGATGAAAGCATATTATTTTACAAAATAAATTATATGAAAAAAAATCATTTCCATAGCTCAGGAAATTCTAAACGAGCAAATGCGTTAAAACATGGTTATAAATCTGGATTAGAATTGTCAGTGTCAATGCAAATAAATCAAACAGATTATCCTTTGAATTATGAGACAGAGACATTAAAATATGTAGTACCAGAACGCAAAGCAAAATACACACCTGATTTCGTATTTACAAAACGTAATGGAGAAACCATGTATATTGAAACAAAAGGACGATGGACTACTGCTGATCGTACTAAAATGAAACATGTATTAGCATCTAATCCAGGTATTGATATCCGAATAGTGTTTCAAAATCCAGGACAAAAAATTACAAAAGGTTCTCCAACTACATACGAAGCATATGCTCTTAAACTAGGAATAAAACATGTTGCTAAACGGGATATTCCTTCGGAATGGCTCGAAGAATGCGTGAAAAACGGCGAAGAACCAAAAATAGTTAAGAAATTCTTTTGATTTACGAAATATTTTTAATATATTGTTCATGTAATTAATGAAATTTATTTAATTAATAGATTGAAGAATTTATTGATTCAATCGTTAAGCCAGGAATGAAATGTATGTGCTTAACTAATAATATATTATTATATTAATAATTTAATTGGATTCCTTACAGAATTTTATTATTATTTAAATAATGAAGAATCTTAAGT